AGGAATGAACTATGATCCTCAAAGGCAGTTGCCAAAATTAAACAAAAGGATTATACCTGCTTCTACTGGGGCAAGTTCGGGGCAGGTCGTCTATACGCCTGTGCCATACAATATCAATTTTCAATTAAACGTATACGCTCGTAGTCAAGACGATGCGTTACAGTGCGTTGAGCAAATATTACCTTACTTCACTCCGCATTACAACCTGCAAGTAAAACCTTTAGATGGTTTTGATTTACAAGAAGATACGCCGATTAGGTTAGACGGAGTTGTTATACAAGACGACTTTGAGGGTGCGTTAGAGAATAGAAGAACAATTATATACACGCTTGACTTTGAGATGAGGTTAAACCTGTACAAAGTTATCAACAGCGCTACCAATCTTATTACTCAAGCGACTACTAACTTTTACGATTACACGAACACGGGCGACCTTCTTACTTTTCTAGAATGTAATACTAATATTGTTGAAGGCAATACTGGAACTATAACAGAAGATAGCGGTAGCGTTTCTAATACTCTGCGCGTCGAATATACACTCAATGGATTGTACGACTCTGCTAATAGTGTTATAGGAACACCGTTCAGTATCGCATCTGGCGATTCTGCTTCAAATGGTACAACGTCTATAGTGCCTTCTACTGGAGTTTGGACATATACTCCGAACGCAGATTTCTTTGGTGTCGATACCTTTGATGTATCTGTTGATGTCGGACAAAACGTTACTGAAAAATTCGCTGTAACTGTCAATGTTTCTGCGGTTAGTGATGCGGTCGACGACGCGTTCACTGTATTTAACAACGTGCCGACTATAGTAGATGTTTCTACAAATGACACATTTGAAACTACAGGAGACATAACCCATACAATAGAAGATCCAGGATCGTCAACAGTAACTATTTCTAATTCACTTGCAGGTACTTTCAGTTATCTCGCGCCTGATTCGTTTATAGGAGTAACTACTTGGGAATATCGCGCGTTACCCACAGGTGGCGCAGCAGAAACTGCTACGGTTACGATGACATGTGTAACTGGTCTTACGTATACAGTCTCTGTACCAAACGGTATCGAAGGTACAACAGTACAAGCAACAATCACCACCAACTATGCAAATAATCAGACAGTAAACTGGTCGATTACTGGCGACAATAACACTAACGGACGTATCTCTACAACCAGCGGAACTGTAACGATGGACGCGCTGAGCAAAACAGTTGACATTGTTATAGGTCAACCTGCAGGTGAACAGGGTACGGTAACAAGCACGTTTACTATTTCAGACGCTGGTACAGACCACGATGCGCCATATAACAACGCGTTTGCTGCCGCAATCACTGCGTCAGATACGTTTGACGTTCTTGACTAAATAAAACTATGCATAACGGATTAGAAGACAAAAGAAGGCGAAGAATTAACTTGCGCGATAGGCGAGTCGAAGAAGTCTTGCCCGAGCATTTTGCTGCGGATTATCCTAAATTTATTTCTCTGCTTGAATCATATTATGAATTTGAAAACGAAAATGACCCTACTGAACTTTTAAATCATTTGTTCGAAACAAGGGATATTACTCAAACCGACCTTGACCTTTTAGCATTTATCGAAGATGAGTTATTGCTAGGCGAAGCATACTTTGAAGGGTTCCCTGATCCTAGAGCGGCAGCGAATTTTTCTAGTATATTGTTTAGGTCTAAAGGATCAAAGTATTCTATTGAGTGGTTTTTTAGAGCATTTTTTAACGAAGACGTTGAAGTAATTTATCCAAAGAAAAATATTTTTAATATTGGAGAATCACAAATAGGTCCTGATTCTTTAAGATATATTACCGATAATAAATTATATCAAACGTTTGCTATACTTTTAAAAACGGGACGCTCTATTTCTGAATGGAAAGACATCTACAAGTTATTTGTTCATCCGGCAGGCATGTATCTTGGTGGTTCAGTTTTAAAAATTATGAACGAAGAACTTCAGACATTAGATTCTGCAGAAACTGGTACGAGATTAACTCCGGCATATTCTATAATCGGAGGAAGTTCAAACGAAGGTACGACTGGCACAGTAACAGTTAATGCTACAAATTCTCCGGATACGAATTTAAGATATTACATTGAACATCTATCTACTTCCCCGACAGATTTTGTTGTTCCTCGTCCACCGACAGATTTATCTTCTGCAGGAAATATAACGATTACTTCAAATTCTGGATCTGTTGATTTAGAATATGCGTCAGATTTATTGGTCGAAGGAAATGAAGTTTTTGCTTTTAAATTGTATGATTGGGAAGGAAGGAAATTAGATTCTGCGAATATAAACATCAACGATGTCGTTCCTCAGTACACCGTTAATTTAGATGCAACTAGTATAACAGAAGGCGCTGCCATAACAGGAGAAGTAGTTTCCGACGACCCTCAAAACGAAGTAGTGACATTGTCGATTATTGGCGCATTATCAGGAAATTCGAGAATTTCTTCTCCTGGTACAGTTACAATGACCAGCAGTCCTCAACCGTTTTCTATTGCTACAACAGCAAATGCAGCTGCTCAAGGACCGCTCACTGGCCAAGTTCAAGCTTCTTCTGCGTTTGATACAGAACCTTCGGCAACTTTTACTTTAAACGATGGACCTGCTTCTTATACTTTATTTTCTCCTTCATATTTGTATAGCGAAGGGAATACAATATCTTTTAATGTTTCGGGAAGCAACGTTCCTTCTGGAACATATAAACTTAGACTTGCTGAAGAGGGTACAGCAGATAATACAGATTTTGTTGAAGACGTTTCATCGGCGTTAAACCTATCAGTTACTACCGCTGTTAGCGGAACTTTAGGATCGACTACAGCAACTCTAACTAATACAGCAGATAATCCTGAGTGGTTTTCTGCAAAATTATACGATCCCACCAATGTTACAAAATTAGATAGTGTTACGATCAATATTGCTGGGGCGTTGACGCCAACATATTCTGTTTCTGCGCCAGATACAGTAGAAGGAAAACAAATACCGTTTACCTTAACTCCGACTAATGCTAATGGAGAAGATGTTAGTTGGTCTTTTATTAGCGGAACCACTAACAGAATTGTGAATGGAGATTCTACAGGAACAGTTTCTTCTGTTAACGGAACAACTTCTTTTGGGGTTCGTTTGCGAGACGATGATTATGATTATGGGGCAGGAGGAACTTCTTTAACTGTTCAAATTCAAGGCGTATCTTCTGGTAGCACAGCAACCGATACTCTTCAAGTATTAGATTCTGATGCAGTTTATACTATATCTGTTAATAACACTACACCGACCGAAGGCAATACGCTTACTTTTACAATCGGAGGAACAGATTGGAGTCAATCGCCGATTTATTTACAGTTCGTACCCGTCGTAGGTGCGATATCAACAGCAGATTTCACAAATCCTTCCGCCGGATCTGTAGCTCCTATTAGCGCTAAGCAAGCAATTACAACTTCTGGAAACCCTGCTTCGGCATCATACACGATTGATCTTGTAGATGACGCTGTTACAGAAACAGAAAGTTTTACTGCTAAATTATATACTAGTTCTGGTTCTTCTACTCCTGTTGCAACTACGCCTACGATTACTATAAACGATGGAGTAGCAATACAAACGAGCGATGGTTATGTTATGTTTTTACCAGGAACCACTAGTGTATCAACTACTTCATCTGGAATTACTTCGGTACTTGATTTTAACGCTGATGGCACGTTTGTAGTAGGATTTCCAAGCGCTCCTACAACGGGTCAGACAGAAGCATACGCTCCTCCTGAAAACCTAATGGGTCCGTGGGAAGGTCGTTGGTGCACTGGGTCGTTTGGAAGTCAATACCAGATAAACGTTTCGGCGAGTGCTTCCGGTGAAGCGCGTTTTGATACGGGTATAGGAACAGGAAATAACGATTCTTTTAGTACTTGGCTTGGTTTAAATACTGATCGAGAATTTACCGCTGCTCTCTCATCCACCGATGGTTTTCAAGAAAACGGGTCAGTCTCATATGATATCCACATCAAAACCTGGGATGGCACTGGGGGCAATTTAGGTAGTGGCACTACTGTTATGCAAAAAACATATAACGTCAATCTTGAAGCTAGGAGAGGATCATAATGGCAGTTGAATTTATAAGTTATCTCGGAGGCGACTATGGTAGCGGATCCAGTTTTCTTCCTTTCTACTCGACTGGCGTTGATCATCAATTAGGAATAGTTTTCCATGGCAGCTCTGGCGCTGGTAATAACCTTAGTGAGACTACAGATCAGAATGCTGTTGCAAGAGAAAGAGGAACCTGGAGATACGAAAAATCTACTCCTAATCCCTCCTTTAACGATTTAGATGAAATTCAAGATAACTATGTTAAAAATCCGATGATAGATTCTTTGAATTTTGATAACATTTGGATATATGCAGAAGAAATCGCTACACCTGCTGCCGAATCACCCCAACAAGGCGGCAACAGCGGATGGAATGTTAATAATGCTGGGTTGGACCAATGGATCTCAATGGGCGCTCAGACCCGCTCTTGGACATTTAGTAGAAGCGCTGCAAATACCGCGTCCGAGGTTTACATCGGCACTTTAAAATTTTATTTCGTAGAAAGCGTCTCAACGCCGACAACAGATCCTTCAACAGGAGTTACGAATGAGACTTATTTCGGACAAGTTCAATTGACGTTAGGGGCACTAGTATAATGAAACATAACGACAAAGATACGCCCGAAGATAAAGTAGATTATGACTACGATTATTCTCGAGCAACTTACTATGAACTTATAGAGAAAGGCAAGGAATCTCTTGATCTTATGATCGAAGTTGCAAGAGAGTCAGAGCATCCGCGCGCGTTTGAAGTATTGTCTGGTATGGTTAAAAACATATCTGATGTGAACGATAGATTGATGGATCTAAATAAGAAGCAGAAAGAAATAAAAACACCTGATAAAAATGAAACAAGACAGATTACAAATAATAATGTGTTTTTAGGAAGCACATCCGACTTACAGAGATTGTTAAAGAATGAACAAAAGGTGATTGATGCTAACCTCCTCGAAAATGAGTAGCGCTCATGAAACGTACCTTGGAAATATTAATGTTAAACGCGACGGAGTTGTCCAAGAGTGGAGTCAAGAAGAAGTTCAAGAATATGCTAGATGTATGGGTTCCCCTGAATATTTTGCAGAAAATTACATTAAAATTATTTCGCTGGATAAGGGTCTCGTTCCGTTTAATCTTTACGACTATCAACGAACTATGTTCAAACACTTTAACGATAATCGTTTTAGCATCGTACTTGCTTGTCGACAGTCTGGTAAATCAATATCTTCAGTTGCATACTTACTCTGGTATGCTATATTCAACTCCGAAAAAACAATCGCCATTTTGGCGAATAAAGGATCTACTTCCAGAGAAATGCTCGCCCGTATTACTCTTATGTTGGAGAACCTTCCGTTCTTTTTACAACCTGGGTGTAAAACTCTTAATAAAGGTTCAATCGAGTTTTCTAATAATTCTAGGATTGTTGCTGCTGCCACTAGCGGGAGTTCTATTCGGGGTATGTCTGTTAATTTGCTCTATCTCGATGAGTTTGCTTTTGTTGAGCGAGCAGCTGAATTCTACACTTCAACGTATCCTGTTATTTCGTCAGGCGTCGACACAAAAGTCATCATCACCTCAACCGCAAATGGAATCGGAAACGTCTTCCACAAAATATGGGAAGGCGCTGTTCAGAAAACAAACGAATACAAGTCTTTTCGAGTAGATTGGTGGGACGTTCCTGGAAGAGACGAAAACTGGAAACTTGAAACTGTAAACAATACTTCTCAATTACAATTCGATCAAGAGTTTGGTAATACGTTCTTCGGCACAGGGAACACTCTAATAAACGCTGAAACACTCCTTTCCTTACGGGCAGGAGTGCCCCAGCGGGTCTTAGAGGGCGGTCTTTTGTTAATTTACAAAGAACCTTGCGCAAAGCACGAGTACATCATGACCGTAGATGTCTCGAAAGGAAGAGGTCAGGATTACTCTACGTTCAATGTCATAGACATTACGACACGCCCTTTTGAGCAAGTGGCAGTGTATCGGAATAACAATATATCTCCAATACTCTTCCCTAATATTATCTATAAGTATGCTACTGTTTACAATCAAGCATATGTGATTATTGAAGCAAACGATCAGGGATCATTAACTTGCGCTGGGTTGTATTACGATTTAGAATATGAGAATACGCACGTTTCTTCTGCTATTAAATCTTCTCATATTGGCGTTGAAATGAACAAACGAGTTAAAAGAATTGGGTGTTCTGGGATAAAAGATATCCTAGAAGAAAATAAAATGACTATTCATGATGAAGAAACTATATTAGAAATATCAACATTTGTCGCTTCTGGTTCTTCGTATGAAGCGAGTCAAGGCAATCATGATGATTTAATGATGAACCTTGTTATGTTTGGTTACTATGCTATGACAGAACAATTTATTAATATGACAGACGTTAACATAAAAGAAACGTTGTATAAAGAAAAGATGAAAGCGATTGAAGATGACGTAGTTCCTTTTGGTTTTGTTGATGATGGTTCAGAATTTATTGAACACATAGTTACTCGAGAAGAAATGGAACGTTTAGAATGGTCTTTGCCTATTTTAGAACAAGAACTTGATTTTTATAAATAAATACAATTGAGATTTATACCGTATTATGTTTTCAGATAAGCAAATGACAAAAGGAAACGACTATGGCAACCATACCAAGTGAGTCTCCCAACATTCTAGTCAAAGAAATTGACTTAACTGGGCAGGTACCAGGAGTCACTACTAGCACTGGAGCGTTCGTAGGAGAATATTCATGGGGTCCAACAAATACTCCTGTTCTAGTTGGTAATGAAGCGCAACTAGCAGAAACGTTTGGTGCGCCCGGATTAGATTCAGCAGTATCTAGTAGAGATTTTTTAACCGGAGCATATTTTCTAAAATATTCTGGCAGTTTATACAATGTTAGAGGAGTAGGAGCAGGCGCTACAAATTCGACTAATGCTGGATCGGCACAACTAATCGAAAATAGAACAGACTGGGAAACTGACGAACCCACTACTGGCGATTTTCATGCTAAATACCCAGGAAGTGTTGGTAACTCATTAGCAATTAAAGTTTGTTCAGGATCGTCAAACTTTGCCACATTTAATGCTGGAGTAGATTCTGCATTTGATGGACAACCAGAATCTTCTGTGTTTGTAAAACAATCGCAAGGCGTTACGACAAATACTATTTTTGACGAAATGCATATTGCGGTTGTTGATAGTGGCGGTGTGTTTACTGGGTCTCCTGGCACTGTTCTGGAAACATTTCCTTTTGTCTCTGCAGCAAACGACGCTAAAGCGCCAGATGGCAGCACAAATTATGCAAAAGATGTAATTAACGCTGCTTCCGAATATGTTTGGTGTCGTACTATTACTGGCGTTACTGGATTTGGCGAAACTTCCACAAATATCGTTGGTTCAAATACCGACGCTAATACAAGTTTTGCATTGGGATCTGGATTAACCGGAACATATAGCGCGTCTTCGGTTCAATCTGGTTACGACGAATTTAATGACGGAGATAATATTCAGGTAGATTTTTTAATTACGCCTGGACAAGATACTACGGCGGACGTAACGACAGTAGCGAATGACCTTATTTCTATAGCAGAAGGTCCGTCTAGAAGAGATTGTGTTGTAACTGTTTCTCCAGGGTTAGATGATTGCGTTTCTCTTTCTCCTGCCGCTGCTACAAATGCAGTCAATCTTTGCGCTAACACTGTAACTCGAAGCAACTATACAATCTTCGATAATAACTGGTTGAAGGTTTATGACAAGTATCGCGATCAATATGTTTATATTCCAGCATCTTCTTCAACAGCAGGATTAATGGCTGCAGGCGATTTAACTGCAGATCCATGGTTCTCTCCTGCTGGTCAGAGGAGAGGAAGATATTTGGGTGTGACTGCTTTAGCATATAACGCTGATCGAGTTGGAAGAGATTTGTTGTATAAAAACGGTGTTAACCCAATTGTTAATCTACCTGGGCAAGGCGTTTTGCTTTATGGAGATAAAACGTTCCAGAACAGACCTTCTGCGTTCGATCGAATTAATGTTCGAAGATTGTTTTTAACAATTGAAAGAGCGATTAAAGGCGCAGCACAAAACGTGCTGTTTGAACTTAACGATGAATTTACTCGTGCTGAATTTGTCAACGTTGTAGAACCTTTCTTAAGAGAAGTTAAAGGAAGGCGAGGCATTACAGATTTCAGAGTTGTTTGTGACGAAACGAATAACACGCCATCTGTAATTGACGCAAACAGATTTGTTGCTAGTATCTTCATTAAACCTGCACGTTCCATCAACTACATCACTCTTAACTTTGTTGCTGTAAGAAGCGGAGTTGAGTTTGAAGAAGTAGTCGGCACAGTTTAAGGAGAACATAAATGGCAATTTTAGGAGTCGACGACTTTAAAGCAAAACTACGCGGTGGTGGCGCTCGTGCAAATTTATTCAAAGCAACGTTAAATTTCCCTCAGTACGCTGGGGGAGATGTTGAACTTTCTTCGTTTATGTGTCGAGCAGCACAACTTCCGGAATCAACGACTAATATCATCAACATTCCTTTTCGTGGTAGAGAGTTAAAAATCGCAGGCGATAGAACGTTTGCCGATTGGAACGTTACTATCATGAACGACACTGATTTTAGTGTAAGAGACGCGATGGAAAGGTGGTTGAATGGAATTAATGCGCATAGTGCTAATACTGGATTAGTAAATCCCGTAGACTATCAAGCGGATCTTATCGTAGAACAACTTGATCGCGATGAGTCTGTGGTTAAAAGATATGATTTCCG